CTATCCTACTATATCTTCTGGTAAATCAACAAAAGTTATTATCATTTCTACCCCTCACGGGATGAATATGTTCTACAAACTCTGGCATGATGCCGAGAGAGGTAAGAACGAGTACACAACTACGGAGGTTCACTGGTCTCAGGTGCCTGGTAGAGACGATGTATGGAAAGAACAGACCATAGCCAACACTTCGGAAGAACAATTCCGAGTTGAGTTTGAGTGTGAGTTCCTAGGATCTGTTGATACATTGATCTCAGCGTCTAAATTGAGGACTATGACCTATGAAGATCCACTAACAAGCAATCAGGGGTTGGATGTTTATATAAAACCAGAGGAAGGACACCAATATACTATCACTGTGGACGTTGCAAGGGGTGTAACTAAGGATTATAGTGCATTTACGGTGATAGATACGTCAACAATACCCTATCAGTTGGTAGCAAAGTATAGAAATAACACAATTAAACCATTATTATTCCCAAATATCATACATCAAGTGGCATGTGCATACAATCATGCGTATGTATTGGTAGAAGTTAACGATATTGGTGCACAAATAGGAGATATTTTACAATTTGACCTAGAATATGATAATCTATTAATGTCTGCTATGCGTGGTAGGGCAGGACAGGTCATTGGACAGGGATTTAGTGGTACAAAAGTACAATTAGGTGTAAAAATGTCCACTACTGTTAAGAAACAAGGGTGTTCTAACCTAAAACAGTTGCTAGAAGACGACAAATTATTACTAAACGACTATGACATCATCTCAGAACTCACAACCTTCATCCAAAAAGGACAAGCATGGGAAGCAGAGGACGGTTGCAATGATGATCTTGCTATGTGCTTGGTTATTTTTAGTTGGCTCGCAACTTCCGATTATTTTAAAGAACTTCACGACTCCGATGTAAGAGCAAGAATGTATAAAGAGCAAAGGGAAGGCATAGAACAAGACATGGCACCCTTTGGTTTTGTCGATGATGGTCTAGGAGATGAGACAGAAGTCATTGATGGTGAAGTATGGCAAACAAACAACCAGACTGGTGTCATGGATGAGTATGGAAATAGATCTTACATGTGGGAATACCTCTCATGATGGAAGCATTTACTGATATACAGACCCAGATTGAGTTAGAGCATTTATTGTTTAAAGAAAGAAGATGTAAGACATGTGGACAAGATAAGAACTTATTAGAAGATTATTATATGACCCGTAAAGACAGAGGTGCAACACCCTCTGCTTTTTCGTATGAGTGCAAAGTATGTACTATAACTAGAGTTACTAAAAATAAAAGAAGACCTAGACCTTTACCTCCTTACCTAGCAGATTATCCAGACTGGTAGTTTCCGCTAAGTTTCCCCGTGGAAAAACACCTTTTAATAAATAATTAAAGCATCCAAGTAATGACCACAAGGAGATATTAAAGATGGCATCAACACAAGCATCACCAGGTGTTGTCGTACTAGAAAGAGATCTGTCTCATACCACCAATGCAACGGTGGATAATGTAGCTGCTATAGCAGGTGCATTTGAGAAAGGACCTGTAGAAGAGGTTCAGACAATTTCTTCAGAACGAGAACTAATTGCTACATTTGGTAAACCAAATGATTACAACTATGAGTATTGGTTCGCAGTTGCACAGTTCCTACTATACGGTGGATCTGTCAAAGTAGTGCGTGCCGACAATGCATCACTAAAGAATGCTATTGACGCTACTCAAATCACACAGACAACATTCGACGCTACAGATACAACTCTAACAGTTACATCTGCAACTGGATTTGATGTTAACGATTATCTTAAAATCGATGCTGAAATTCTTAAGATTACTGCTATCTCTGGTCTAGACATTACTGTTACTCGTGGAGCATGGAGCACATCTGCTGTATCTCACGCTGCATCTTCTCAAATCGCATTGATCGAACCTGCAGGAACTGCTTCTACAGTTAATGAAGGTGGTACTTACAGTGATTCAGATACAACTTTAACAGTTACTTCTGCTGCTACCTTAGGTGTACAGAATAACAGTTACATCTTGATCGACTCTGAAATTCTTCAGGTTACTGCTATCAGTACAAACGATCTAACCGTTACTCGTGGTGCTCTTGGAACAACTGCTGCTGCTCATACTAACGGAAGTGCGGTAACACTTCAGACAGTTACAGTTAATAAGACAACTATTAACGAAGAGACCTCAACAGGTGTTACGCCACCTATCATTAAGAACATTTCTACTTACGAAGCTGTTACGGAAGAGGCAGCAAATAACTGGAAATGGGCAGCAAGAACACCTGGTGTTTACGGAAACTCTATCCGTGTTGTTGCTACTGACGCAGGTCCTGACCAAGTACTTTGGTTATCCGCACCTTCATCAGGTAATGAGTGGAAATTTACAGCAGGATCTGGTGTTAGCGTAAGTGCTACTAACACATATTCTAAAGTCTTTAGTTATTCTATGATCGTAACCTTCGAAGCAGGTTCCAACCTCGTTGGTGGATTCGAAGCAGATAACTTCTACACTGCTGTTGCAGGTAACGTTACTGGTAAGATCATTGCTTATGATGCTTCTTCTCGTAAGATTGAGTTATCAGTTGATGACACTGGTTCTGACTACCTAGAAGTTGGTGATACATTCACAGAACTAGCAAACAGTGGTGGATCTCCTGGTGCTGCTACAGGTGACTCTGCAGTTGTGGAGAAAATACAACGTCGTTTGACTGTTGCACACAACGAAGGATCAACAAACTTTGCAGCAAACCAAGTTATTAAGGATTCTTCTACAGTTACATCTGGAGAGAACGATGGTGATAACGTAACTATCATAGGAATAGAGCAAGAGTATATTTCTCGCTTCTATGGTCCTAACCAGAAATGGTCAGCAATTGCTCCTAGACCTGGTACTTCTGAGTTCGCATCAGACCGTGGTGGATTCAGAGACCTAATGCATATCCTAGTCATCGATGGTGACGGTGGTATCACAGGAGTTCCTGGTTCTATTCTTGAGAAATTCTTAGATGTATCTAAGGGATCTGACGCTAAGTCCCCTCAAGGTGCTAACATCTATTATAAGGATGTTATCAAGCAAAACTCCAGATATATCTGGTGGGGTTCACACGAAGCAAATACTATCTTCGATGTTGACACTAACGTTACAGGTGACATCGGTAACTCAGTTACTAACCGCAAGTATGATTTACTTAAGAACACTTATTCTCTTAAGTCACAGGATGATCCAACTGGTGCAAACCCAGTAGCAATTCCTCTACTATACACTTACAATTCTTCTACTGTTAAGTACAGTCTTCGTGGTGGAGTAGATGGATACACACTAGAGAAGGATAAGTTATTCGATTCTTACGACTTATACTCTGACGCAGAGACAGAAGAGATTGATTACATTCTCCAAGGTCCTGCAATGAGTAACCTAACAGATAGTACAGCAAAAGCACAGAAGATGCTTGACCTTGCTGCTACTCGTAAGGACTGCATGGCATTCATATCTCCTCCTAGAGACAGAGTGATCGGAGTTCCTTCAGTTAATACTATCGTAGATAGAGTAATTGAGTTCTTTGATGCATTATCTTCCACATCATACGGTGTGTTTGATAATAACTATAAGTACATTTATGACAAGTACAACGATAAATATAGATACTTACCATGTAATGCTGACGTTGCAGGTCTAACATTGAGCACTGCTCTTAACCAAGAGCCATGGTTCTCACCTGCAGGATTTAACAGAGGACAATTGAGAAACGCTATTAAATTAGCATACTCACCTCTAAAGGATCACAGAGATCGTTTATATTCTGCTCGTATCAACCCAATCTGCTCATTCCCTGGACAAGGTGTTATCCTTTACGGAGACAAAACTGCACAAGGAATAGCAAGTGCATTCGATAGAATCAATGTTCGTCGTCTGTTCTTAGTGATTGAGAGAGCAATCTCAGTAGCTGCTAAGAGTCAGTTATTCGAGATGAATGATGAGTTCACCAGACAAGGATTTAAAAATATAGTTAATCCTTTCCTTCGTGGAGTACAATCAAGAAGAGGAATCGTTGATTTCTTAGTTGTTTGTGACAGTAGCAACAACCCACCTGATGCTATTGACCGTGGAGAATTCTTCGCAGAGATATTTGTTAAGCCTACAAGGTCTATTAACTTTATCACATTACAATTCACTGCAACTAGAACAGGTGCTAGTTTCTCTGAAATCGTATCTTAATTAACCCGTTTAACTTATCAGGAGTAAATAGCAATGGCAACAACCGCACCATACGCTAAGTCGATTGATCAATTTAGAGGTAAGTTCGCTGAAATGGCAAGACCTAACCTGTTTCAGGTTAGTATCTACTTACCTAAGACTCAGCTTGCACCACTACAACCAGTAAATGATGCTTTAGTAACATCCACTCAAGACAATGAGGGACAAGGAACTACTTCTTTAGATGAACTTACACAGTTCATGGTAAAGGCAGCAAGTTTCCCTGCATCAACTATCGGAGTTGTAGAAGTACCTTTTAGAGGTCGTCAACTTAAAATCGCAGGAGACAGAACTTACGAACCATGGTCAGTAACTGTTCTCAACGACGAAGGATTTACAATTAGACAACAGATGGAAACATGGGCTCAAACCATACAAGAGTATAAGATCAATGGATCTTCTGCTCAGAATACTGGTGAGTACATGGGTAGAGCAATTGTTGATCAACTATCAAGAGATGGTGAAATCATCAAACAGGCTACACTAGAAGGCATCTGGCCATCAAACATATCCGCATTGGATCTAGATTGGGGAACAAATGATACTCCAGAAGAGTACACAGTTGAGTTCCAAGTACAATACTGGTTACCAATTAAGGGAGAAGAGACAAGTACAACTAACACACCTCCTACAGCACAGGGATAGTTTACTTCCCTAAATAAATATGTTATGATACAGTAAACGGGTATATTGATGTCTCAATTATTTGGTTATTCGCTTGATAGAAAGAAGGCTAAGGCTCCTAAACAAGGAACCCAGCCTTCTTTTGTGCGTAAAGAATCAGAAGACGCTGCGAGTCCAATAGTTGCAGGTGGTTATTTTGGTCAATACGTTGAGATGGGCGATGCTGCTAACAAAGCAAGCGAAGCTGATCTCATCGGACGCTACAGAGAAATGTCACTTCATCCAGAATGTGACAGTGCTATCAACGATGTAGTAAACGAAGCAATAGCAGGAGATCTAAATGATCACCCTGTTGATATTGACTTAGCAAATTTAAAAATTAGTCAGAATCTAAAGAACGTTATTAGAGATGAATTCGAAAACGTTCTTGTTTTATTAGATTTTGATAGAAAAGCATATGACATTTTCCGCAGGTGGTACATCGACGGAAGACTTTTTTATCATAAAATGATTGATGTTAACGATCCTGCTCTTGGAATTACAGAACTACGTTACATTGATCCTAGAAAGATTAAAAAGGTTATAGAGTTTGACAAACCTAAGGATAGACAGAGAGTAGTAGATCCTGAGGTTACAAGTATCGTACCTAAGTCCGTAGAATATTACATATATTCTCCTAAAGGATTAAAAGGATACGAGAATAATGGTGTAAAAATCGCACCCGATGCAGTTACCTACGTCCACTCTGGACAGATGGATATGCAGCGTAACTATGTGCTTTCACATCTTCACAAAGCAATTAAAGCACTTAATCAGTTGCGTATGATTGAGGATAGTCTAGTTATATACAGACTTTCTCGTGCACCAGAACGCAGAATTTTCTACATTGATGTAGGAAACCTTCCTAAGCAAAAGGCAGAACAATACCTCCGTGAGGTTATGTCTCGCTATAGGAATAAGTTAGTATATAATGCAGACACAGGAGAAATCCGTGACGACAAGAAGTTCATGTCCATGTTGGAGGACTTCTGGTTACCAAGACGTGAAGGTGGAAGGGGTACAGAAATTTCTACACTACCAGGTGGACAAAACCTAGGTGAATTAGAAGATGTTAAGTACTTCCAGAAGAAACTTTACCGTGCACTTAATGTTCCTGAGTCTAGATTAGAAAGTGAAAGTTCATTTAACGTCGGACGTAGTGCAGAAATCACTAGAGACGAAGTTAAGTTCCAGAAATTTATAGTAAGACTGCGTAAGAAGTTTACGGATCTCTTTAATGATATCCTTAAGACTCAATTGATTCTTAAAGGTGTTATAACTATAGATGAATGGGATGAGTTTAAAGAGCACATCCAATATACTTTCATTGCTGACAACTACTTCTCTGAAATGAAAGAGAAGGAAGTAATGAACGAAAGGATGGCACTTCTTGCTCAAATGGATCCTTTCGTAGGTAAGTATTTTAGTGTTGAGTACATGAGACGCTATATACTTAAGCAGACTGATGCTGAATTCGGTGAAATAGACGAACAGATGCAGGCTGAAATCGAAGCTGGTCTCGTAGTTCCACCC